GACAACGGCAATTGGGGTGCAGTGGTTCAGCCCGAACCGCTCTATCTACTTTCATCACCCCACCGGCAATACCGCGAACTGTTCCGTTCGCCTGCACAAAGCTGCCTTCGACCGGGATGACATCACCACCCAACGCTCGGCAGAATTGGCAAGCACCCCTGGACCGTACCCACTTCCGACCAGATACAACGGAACTTTGTATCCACCCCTCTCTTCGGCCTTCTCCATGAGCGCGTGCCGTCTCGGTTCTTGCGATCCGTCGCGCACGCCATTTCACTGATCTATCGTCATCGCCTTCGGTCGCGGCCCACTCCTGTACCCTGCTGGTGAGTTGGTCGATCGTCTCCCCCGCCTCGATCCCAGTTCCCAGCATGTTTCGGAGTGCGACCCGCGTAGAATTGTTGATCTGACCGGCAAGTTCCACGGTGTAGTTGTCGATGAACGCAACGACATCGGGTTGTTCGATCGACCAAGAGATGCCAGGGACGGGCAATTCGCTGACCGCCTCCGATCCTGCAAGATCCATGACTGTCGTGATCAGGGATTTCAACAGCTCGGCGTACTTCTGTTGTTGGGCTTGCGTTCCAATCGTAGACTCCACATCAAGTCCATGCGAGAGTAGTGCGTCAATCTCGCTCTTGAATGCGTCAGACATTTGGTCAATGAACGAGTTGATCGCGGTTTCGTATGGCTGCATTCGTGCATCGAAGTTGGGATCTTTGGATGGTGCTTTGAGGCCAAGATTCTTGACGGTGTAGAACTCGAACCAGTCAAAGACCTTCTCGCCGTGGCAGTGGCAATCGTCACCGCACGACTCGTCTGATTCTTGACAATCGGGCCGAGGTTCGATTCCCTTTTCGGTCTCGATAGGTTCTTCGGCTGGTGGATCTGGAACGAACCCCTCCCCCACCGACGAAAGGATCATGTCCGCTTGCTCAATGGTCAGGTTGAAGAATACCTGGAGTTGTCCAACGGCAGACGCGCGCGGCAACTGTCCATCCTTGACGAGTTTTACAATCTCGATCGCCGACATGACCTGCGCGCCGTTGAGAGCCTGAGTTGCAACGACGGCATCCGGATTTTCTTCGACGGGTTTCGTTTCCAATACTTCCGGTTTGTCTTCGGGCTGGACCTCTGCGCGTGATCCCATGAACGACGGGAACGCGAATGGTGTTTGCCCTGCGTCGGCAATGGGAACCATGCCAGCAGCAACAAGCAATTCATCCCCGCCATCGACCGGAGGAAGCCCCATCTCAGATCGAACTTCGTTCCGCGTTCGGATTCCCGCTTGAATGTCTGAGACTGCTTGCGCGGATTTCGCCGCCGCGTCTTCCGGTACTGGATTGTCATACGCCAGGAACAAGTCACCAGTCGGGTCGAACCGGCTCACGATGTCGTTGTTCAGGTATTCCTCATCGAGAATGGCATACGGCAGGACCGTGCCACGAAGCCAATCAAGCGCGCCGCTCTCGGCGTTCGCCCGGTTCGGGTCGTTCGCCTTGAGTTTGGTCACGGGTACACCGCTGATGGCGGCGATCTTCTCGACCATTCGGTTCGCGCCTTCGCTGAATGCAAGATCGCGGGGAGCAAATTGCAGCGGCTTGGCGTCGATGCCACCCTCGAACACTAGTGGGCGACCTGATCTCTTTCGGCCCCTGAGTTTCTTGTCGATCTGCTTCTCAAGGCGTGCGTACTCTTGGTCGCTCATCTGCTCTTTGACCAGGATCGCCCAATCGGGTCGAGCGTGGTTGTCGAACAGGGCAAGTTCATACTCGTCCATCGCGTCGAGGATGTCGGCGGAGGTCAGCGCAGCATCGACCCAACCTCTTCCGTAGAAAGGGTCTAGTGGGTTCACGATCCTCTGGTGTGCGACCTCATCGAAAGCAAATTCCACCCGGTCGTTCGTTCTTCCGTATGCGTAGCCCGCGATGATCTGTCCGGTTGAATCTGGAATGATCTCCACCAGGGATGAAGCCATCGGCCAGAGTTCCGCCGGGAACCCAAACGCATTCTCGACGATGTGCAAGTAAGAATTGCCAGTCACCTGGAGGTTGATAGACCGAAGGGTCGAAGCGTCGTACCCGCTCATCAGCGGGTTTGGTTGCTGGAGGAGTTCGAGGATCGGGTGCGATGACACCTCCTCAATATCTTCACTCGCGTTTGCAGACCTCATCAAGACTGACTTCGATGGACGGTCGAGCATCTTCCCCGACAGGTACGCGCGACGTGCGGCGTCGATTGACTTCGACCCATTGTTGTCGGGCTTGCTGGTATAGAGTCGAAGCGGGAGGCCAGAGATGCCCCTGGCGTTGATCATCACGGCGGCGTAGATCCACCCTGACCACCGTTGGAAAAGTGCGGCATGGCTTCGGGATCGGGGGATTGACCCCAGCATCCCGGCACCACGGAACTCGGTGAAGGTCGCCTTCACAAAGTCGCTTCGATCAGTTGTCGCTTTCTCGCTGTTCGCCAAGAGTCGGTTGAGCATCAGAACTCGTTCCAGATTTCGTCGGTGTAGTGTGCATCATCGTACATTCCCTCTTCGTTTGCGATAGCCCGTTCTCCAATTTCTCGGATTCGCGGCGAAGTCTTCGCTCCATCGACTCGAACAATCGTGTATCGGAGGGCGTCCATCGCGTGGTCGTTCTTCTTCACGGGTTGGTCGAGCCGCTGACCATCGTTGGATTCCCTCCATTCGTACGACTCGAACTCTCGAATGGTGTTCGTGCAGCGTGAGGAGATCCTCAGTCGATCGGTCGATAGTCTGGTGGCTACCGCCTGGATGCCAGGCCAAACGGTGTTATCAGCGGGAACCGCGTAGATGTCAGCCGCCCGCATAGCGGCCCTGAGTTTCGCCGCCGAGGGATCAACGATGAACGCTTCGGGTTCGTGTAGTGCTTTCCACTTTGCCGCGATAGCCAGCATCTCTGTTTCCAACTTGCCCCGTTCATACCACTCGTCGATCACATACGCGACATCATCTTTGAAACCGATCACCAGGAGCACGGCGGGATTGTTGTACCCTTCATCTACGCCAATCAGAACCCTGTCGAACGAATCAGGGACATCATCCACAACGTGCTTGCCTGGGTCGAACGCATCGTAGACCAGACCTTCGGACCCGACCCACTTCCCCTCGACGAATCGAGAGTACGCAACTCCGGTCATCGTCTTGAGGTCTGCAATGTAATCTTCAGGGAGGAACCAGTTGTCGAGCGACGAAGATCGGATGACCTCAAAGTTCGCCGCGATCGCTGTATTGCCAGCAAGCCCAAACCGTTTCGCCATCCAATGTGACGGCGTGGCGGGATTGCATGCGCCATAGAGCTGGTTGGGAAGACCGGGAACCTTCACGCGGATACGACCGCGCGTCAACCGCGCACCCTGTCAGGTTGAGCGATGCGAGCCGATCGGGTTCATCGGTACCGAACATCAAGATTGACCCTCCGCCGTGAATAAGGATCTCGGCATCCTGGCGTCGATACTTGTACGTTCCAATCGGCAGCACCGGCGGGAGTTCGCCATCTGGTTCAAGCATGGTTTTGAGTGTTGACCTCTTCAGAGACACCATGTTCCTGCGACACAAGCCCTCGCGTGATCCTGGAGTCGCTGCCCGCATCGCAATACGCAGACACAACGCGCGGGTCTTTCCAGCACCGAACGCACCGGAGTAGATCACTTCGCGCGCCTCCGATCTCAGGAACTCAAGTTGCTTTGGTAGAACCTGTACATCAGGCATCGCGGCTCGGCAACGGCAACGCTTCGACAATGTTGAAGGTGATACCGCCGCCCTCCATCCCTTCGATGACCGTCGAGACGGGACCATCGAGACGATCGACGATCTCCTTCCAGAATCGGAAGTCGCCCTTCAGTGCTTCACGGTACGCAAGTTCAGCCATCGCCTTGGCGAGTTCAGGTCCGTCTGCCTTCTCGATCATCTTCCGCAGTTGCGTTTGAATCGGTCGCTTCTGAGGTCGCCCGCCTGGGTTGGGACACTCGCCGGGTTGCCACGCCCAAGGATTGTCCTTGGTGAACTGACCGCTGGTGGTTCGACCGTTGGTTGTCGTGATCTCGTCATGTTTGAAATTGTCGGTGTGTTCAGGCATTACCAACCCGCGACTTCCTCAATATCAACAACACTTCCGAATCCTCCTCCGCCGTTGATTTGAAACCGTTACGCATTGAGGTTTCCCTTGTTTCTTCAACAACAAACCCACACGCTTCCGCGATCTTCTTCCCGTCTTTGAGCAACGGGTATTTTTGGCTCCCGATTTGCAGAATGAACACGCCGCCGGGCTTCAGTGATTCATGGGTTTTCCAAATCAATGGAGCGTAGAATGATTTGGTCCATTCTTCGTAGTTGACCCCCTTGTGGGATTGCTTGCCACCCTCATAGTTTTCGACATCGAAATATGGTGGAGAAGTTAGAGCCATGTCGTATTTGCTTGGTTCAATTTTTGCGTTCTCGTATTCCTCGCATATCAACTCGACCTCCTTCTCCTGTTCGCCGTATTGCTTGAAGGTGTCGTGAATATCCTTCACCCCCTTTGATTGAAGTGGGGAAACATCAACGCCACAATATGATTTTGCGTTTGATAACAGAAAACCAACAAGCCGACCACCCCAACCATGACAGGGATCAAGCACGTTCCCGCCGTTTGAAAACTCGTCAATCAATTGTTTCGATAATGACGCGGGGAAATCCAACACCAACTTTGCACCCGAGAAAGGCAGACTGCTCGCATACAGGCTGTTCGCTTTTGGCTCTTCACCGCAGAGCCAACGCAACACTTCTGGTCTTGCTTCTCCGCTTGAAACCCTTTCCAAACCGCGAATCAATGAAAAACTATGTCCTCCTGTTGTCGCTTGGCGTGGATGGAATGCAAACGAACAGTGGCGTGGGTATTCGGCGTTCTGATATTTCGCTTTGAGGAACTGAATGGTCGCGTATCCCTTTGTGATTCCTGAAAACACCGACCCTGTTTCCATCAATGTTTCACACTGTTCTTTTACTTCACCCGACCACCGCTTCCACGCTTCGTTCATGTAGTTTTCGGGAACTTCGTCTTCCTCGACATCAGGCGACATGCCATCGATCAACTCCTCGATCTCTTTCCCATCGAACCCCGTCACCAACTCATCGATCGAGTCATCGTTCTGCAACGCCGCCAGGGTGGACGCCAGTACCCCATCATCCCATGTCGCCAACTCCGCCGTCCGGTTGTCGGCAATCGCGTAGGCCGTCGCATCGACTCCATCCAGCGATGACCGCATGACCGAAATCTTCTCCCATCCAAGATCACGCGCAGCCTGGAGCGTACCGTTGCCAGCAATCACCACGCCGTCGCCGTTGACAACGATGGGCTTCTGTTGGCCGAAACGTGCAAGGCTCGCTTTGATCGTCGCCAGGTTCCTCGCATCGTGCGATCTGGCGTTCGCTGGGTCCAGGTGCAGCTCATCGACTGCGACCATCTCCATCTTCGGCTTCGGGTTCGTCTTCGTCTTCGTCATAGGTTGCACCTCTTGATAATAGTAACCTTCAGAATCGCAATCGTGTAGTCGAATGTCTCTTGCTCCGGTTTCCACGCACCGGCGAGTACGATGTGATCGTCGGTTTCTTGAATGAGAAGTCCCGCGCTGATGATCGTCTGCGGCTCTGGCAACTCATGCCGCTCAATCTCGGCGTTGTCCAGGGGTTCGGCTGCATCGCGCCACCAAACAAGGATCGAGCGATACGGGACGCGATCACGAAGACTGGACCGCTTCTTCTTGGTTGTTTTCGATCGGGGCATCGTCGGCCATCCTTACGCGATACGATGAAATGGGCGACCACACACCAGACATAGAAAGCACTTGCTTCGTCGAGTGATCGACAACGCCAGCACGCAACCCCGCCTTGAGCAACTTGCGAGTCCGGTCTGCTGAGAAGTTCCATTGATCGGCCCATTCGTTCGTGGTCAGGTACTCAGGGTCATTTGGACCCCGACCGGCAACGAGTGCCTGGAGAGATTGGAGTAGTTCGTTCTCTTTCATATTTCTACCTCTGGGGTTGGGTCGGGAACGTAGATTCGTGAATGGATGAGGGGTTCGCCGCCGGTCTTGCATGGTCGGAAATCAAGGACAATACCGCCGACCTCTGAAAGCATATCACGCGTGACCTTCTTTCCATAGCGAGTGAGGAGTTGCCACGCTGGTGTCACCACCAGGGTTCCTTGCCTGGAGCGGTACTCGCCGTAGACATGGCGATGGGATCGAACCACGATATCCGGCGCACGGTGGCCCCTGCTCATCGCGCGATACTGCTCCTCGACCATCGACGCTTGGAGCTGGTAGCCACCAAGCCAGGGTCGGGACGCCGTCCCGATGTGGTGCTGGAACGAGATCCGCTTGCCGCAGCAGTTCAGAACAAGGTGATCCCAGGCGTACGACCCCTCTGGCGTCTGCACCGCGCTGAGGAAATGACCAAGGTCGGTTTCCGCCAACCCGGTATGGCACTCGGTCCCCCTGACAAAGTACAGATCCTCGCAATGTTCGGCGGGTTTTCTGAGGATGTCAAGAGCAATCCGCATGTGCACCATTGGCTCAGGGTGGGCTTGCGTGTTGCCGTGATGGACGCCCTCCATCGCGTCGCCGTTCACCACCAGTGACCAGGGATCTTCGCCGACCACCGATGGGATGAACGTGCCCCAGAAGTCCCGCCACTTCTTCCATAGCCACCGCTGCGGCTTGTTCGCGCGGAGTGCTGGACCCTCGTCTACATCATCGAAGGTTGGGGGCATGATGCCCACCGACGATCCGCAGTGCATGTCAGAGATCACGACAATGATCTCGGTCCCACCCTGCTCAATATCCGACGCGGCTCTTTTGTTCATGCCAGCCCGCAAGCCAGCCGTGGTACAGCCCGCTCACTTCTCCATTAGCCCTGAAGGGGCAATCGGTTTGGTCGTGTCCCCGTTCAGCATCGATCCAACCCACATACCTCGCGTGGGTGAACCGCTCAATGCGGGATCGTAAGCGGTCGGGCCGCTGTGGTCTTTCGTGCGTATCCATGCACGGTATCTCCTGAGTGCGACTCAGGCGGTGAGCGTCTCAACCGTGTCAACTCGGAACAAGACAAGCCAATCCTCACCCGATGATGGGTTGAAGAGGAACTCGATCTGGTACGTTGAGTTGCCAGTTGAAAACACCGACGCGGCGATCTGCCATCGGAAGTTGTACCCCGTCGAATCCGCTGTCCATCGGGCATCCGTCTGGAGAGCATCGAAGACAACATTCGCTACAGTCAGCGTTGCGGTGTGGGTCGCGGTCGTGCTTCCATCTTTGTAGACGGCGACCGTGATCGATCCGAAATCATCTTCTTCAATGTTCACAGCGCCATTGCCGACCACGCGGGCCATGAAGGTTGGAGCTGTGTCCTCGAAGATCGTCGCTCTGGTAATTGTCGCACTCATGTATCAATCTCACTCACTGAGGCCCCCGCCTGGAAGACCTCAGAAACAACTGCCTCAGCAGTATAGACTTCTGAAGCAGTAGCACCCCTTCGAGAGCATTCGCTTGACGCGCGGCGCCATCCAGACTCCAGCCATGAAGCAAACGACGCCAACGAGAATGACGAACCAAGTAGTACCGAGGAATGATTCCATGTCACTGACCTTTCAATTTCCGTCTTGCCGCCGCGTATGCCGGGTCACGCGCCCGCTTCGCCGCGACTGCTTCCCGCATGGTATCGCGTGGTTCGGTTGAGTGTAGGGAATCTATGTCCATCTTCGCCTCAGCCATCGACGCTGACGGGATGAACAAGCCAAGCCCCCACAGTAGTTTCCTGATGAACGTGCCGATCCCGGTTTGCCAAACGAGGATCAAGATGGCAAGAGCGACAATCGCGTATGTCGCGTTGCCAAGGAGAGAGGCCCACCACGGCACCCGATCCTCCACGCCTGCGAGTTCAACCGTCGCGGTCGATGCGGATTCGAGGATCGTGGATTGGTGAGCCTGGATCTGGTTGGCGGCGTCAATGATCGGACCCTGGGATTCGCTCACCCATACTGGAATCCCTGGCGTCGCCGATGCCAACTCTTGAACGCCGACCGCCTGCTTGCTGATCGAGGCAGCGAGAACGCTGGTCGCCATCGCATCGTCAGAGATTCGTGATACCGCTCTCCCGATGGCTTTCGTCGATGATGCACAACCCGAAAACAGAGCAAGTGCGATAGTGGCAACACCGATGATAATGATGGCCCACCCGATGAGTCGATCTGTTTCTGATTTCTCACTCATCAGCTCCGAGTCCTAGTTGCAGAATCATCTCCTCCAGGCGTCCGATCCTGTCGGTCGTTGCCAGGATGTCTTGCTGGATTTCGATTTGCCGAGTGACCACCGCCGTGATGTGACGATCGTGCGCCAAGAAGGAAGTCATCATCAGAGTCGCCAAGGTGATCGCAATGGCGAGGATGCCAAGCCAATCACGCTGGTTGAGCGATACCGAACTGCCGTCGCTGCATCGCGTCATTCGGGTGGCTCCCCCTGCCAGAGTGTTTCGACATGGTTGCCGCCCCGGACAACTCGCAGTGGGAACGGGCCGTACTTGATCCAGAGTTTTCTGATCTTCCGCCACGCATCAGTCTCGACACCCTTGACCTCGACGCCGTACATCGTGCCGTCAGTTTCGATAACTAGGAAGTCGATCTTGGTTCGATCGTCGTTGGTGAGGTCAACAGGAATCTGCCGCATCCAGAAGGCGACCACCTCCGCATCCTTGAGAATGTCGAGCTGTGCAGCTTGCTGCGCTTCGGCCTGGGAGTCGAACCGCCAACCCCGGTACATCGTTGGCTTTGCGTTGTACTTGTGTCGCCGTGGCACTCGAACCCTCATCGCGTGTTTCCCGCTGCTTCTGTCTGGTGTCCTGATGCCGACCGGCGCCCACTGCGGGAAGTCTATCACAAGCAATCAACCGGGAACAGTATCTTCTGGTGGATCGTCGGTACAACCCTGCAACGCCTGGATCATGTATCGGAGTCGTTCGATTTCATTCGCTGCTTCTATCGCCCGGTCGGGGTCGAGTGAGTCACCCGCAACCCGAAGCCGTTCCACGATGTCGAGTTTTCTTTGGTCGTTGTGCATGGCGTCCCACTTCCCCTGTTCGCTCAGGTCGTACCAGAGTGATCGTCGGTTCTTCAAACTCCCACCAGGCACAACGCAAACCGAAGTACCTCTTCGAGAATGTAGAAGCGTGACCAGTAGAGTATCGGAACGATCATCGAGGTTTCCAATGTCCCCGCCCTGCCAGAACAAGGCGGGGTGATTAGAAACGGCAACGTGCCGTCACTTGATATTCAGTCGCCGACCACGTTCTGCCAATTCAGCGAACTCGACAACCTCCCCGGCTTCAAGCATCGACCGAATCGAATCCTTGTCGGGAACCGTGCTTGTCGTTGTCTTCATGTACTCCACCGGAACCATGCTATCGAAGATGACGAGTGGTCGCTTCCCTCCATTGGTCGCAACCGAAACCCTGAACCGATCGGTTTCGACTTTCTTGATACCCATCACATCGAACGCAAGTTGCAATCGTTGCTTGAGTCCCCTCACCATATTCGCGTCGGTCCTGGAGCGGTTCATCATTCGGTCGGCTTCCTCCTTCCTGGCTTTCGATCTGGCTTCCGCTTCCTTGATGAGTCGGCAGTATCCCTCAACTTTCGTTTCGAGCTGGTCATCCAGATCAATGAATAGATTGTCGATGTATTCAGCAACCGCTGGGTCGGTGACATCGCCGCCGACCTCCTCAAGCATTGTGTCAAGCGCGCGGTACTCGTCTGCGATTTCAAAGATCGTACTCATGGAATCATCCTCCTTTTAGAATGGTAGGTCGTTGTCATCAAATGTGACTGGTTGTTCGGTTGGTGTTGGTTGAGGTCCGCCAACGTGAACGGCTTCGCCTCCGCGTGGACCCTCGATGGGTCGCCCTTTCGCCCTGGCGTGGATGTGGATTTTCCCCACCCTGATTTGGTATTTGTAGTTCCCATCGGTGGTCTTGTACGCATCGATTTCACCTTCAACCGTCACCGCCGTACCTTTCTGGCATCGGTCTTGAATGATTGACTGAGTGACCTCGTGCCACGCCGTGCAGTCAATGAAGACTGTTTTCTTGCTGTCATCGGTTCCCCGATTCCAGGCCATGCCGAAGGCGGTGAACTTGCCGCCGTTCTTTGTTGGGATCACTCGCGGATCTTGGGTCAGGTTTCCACCGATCACGATTATGTTTGGGTTGCTCATTCAGAGGCCTCCTTGATTTTCTTGTCTACTAGTGTTTTCAATTGCTTCTTCGCCGATTCTATCAGTGATTCCAGAAACGCGGAAGTCAGTGTGGTCTCTTGGGAAACCGCGATCGACTCCGCCCATGTCATCACATCCGCCCGGACCTTGTTTTTCCACCCCTTCCGATCAGCGGGTTGCCTGGCGTCATCGATTGCCACCAGGAGGGGGAGCATCTTGTCGATTCCTCCAAAGAGAGAAGCGGCGGAGATGGGGTCGGTGTTCGCTTTCTTCTCCTGCAGCGATGCGACGTATTTGTTATCGTCAAACTTGCCAAGGAAGACATCCGCGTTGAAGCCGAGATATGAAAGTGCCTTGGTCAGCGCATCGGTGAACGCCTTCTTCGGCGCGTCCTCGTCTTCTCCGTTTCGAGCTGCCAGTCGCTTGGCTCCGGTGATCGGGCCGATGATTCCCGTTCGATCTTCGGTGCAACCTACTTTTGAGTAGGGTCTGGTAATGCCGGAGACGGGGAACCTCAAGTAGAGATCGCAGATCCAAAGACCTCCAACTACCTTGTGGGTTGTGCGATCAACGCACGGCCCCCAGGCGTCGCCCATCGGTCCCCAAAGTCTTGTCGCTTCGAGGATCTGAGAGTAGGCGTCAATAGCGGTGAACCCGCCGCGCTGGTTGATGTGTTTCGTGTTCGCCGGATCAGTCACGCATACGGCGTTCCAGATTCCCATCGGGTCGGCCTTCTTCGCTGTCGTTGTTTTCGTCGTGGTCATTGTTCCTCCTTCAAGAAAGCCCCGTTGCTTCACTCACACACGCAACGGCACGGGGCCACACCGTTGGCAGGAGGAGGATCATCCCCGAAGAGCGACGATGATCGCACCGCCGCTTACATTGCCGATACCCATGACATCTTCTGCTAGGAATATCAGACTTCGTTTGTTGTTGATCTCGACGGCGAACCCGTCGAAGTCCAGGCCGTGCGTTTTCAACTTGCCTTCCTGTCTCATTTCACAATCGTTGGTGATGAGGATGAGTCGCACCCTCTTTCCTACCAGAGCCATGAGCATCTTCGTTGTATCGCTTTGATTGATCATGTCGATTTCTATTTCGTTCACGGTGTTCCTCCACACGCTTGGTTCCCGATGTTGGTTCCATCAAGAAACCGTTCGAATGTATCCCAAGTCAAATCCTCGTCGAGTGCCAAGCATTCCGCCGTCCGAGTTCGGATGAGGTGCATCTCTGCACCAATTGGCGGTGAGTTGCACTCATTCCACCTGATGTAGAGTGGATCATCATCGAGGTTGTACAACCATCCCTTGGTGTCAAGTAGTAGGAGATAGATGTATATCTCTGACTTCTTTGTGATCGGTTTCGACAAGATCCATACACTGGTAGGGTTTTTGGTTTTGCTCACGGTGTGCCACCCTTCGGGTTGCTCCACTGACCGGGTAGCCACTTGATGACTGCCGTCGCCCTGGAGTGCGTCTCGTCTCTAATGCCGATGATGATCGGCGTCCATCCCGGTTCAACATTGTCTTTGGCGACATCCCAGGCCCGCCACCTTGGATACGCTTTCGGTGTGTTGGTGAATACTTCGATGACTCCTTCGAGCTGTCGCGCTTCGTCTTCTGTGTATTGGTTTTTTCTGGACATGGTTTCCTCCTTTGCGGTTCAACCTTCCCGGCAAGAGCGTGGCCGAGAGGCGTTGCTCGACCCGCCGGGAAAGTCAAACCACGGGTTCAGTCTACAGGTGATCGGTCATAGCCTGAGCGAGTCAAGCCATCCAATATCAAACAGATTGTCACGAAAAGGTACTTCACTCGATGACCTCCTTCTTCCAAATGTACGCTTCGATGAGTCTCTCAGAAGTGGAGGTTCCGGCGTCGGTGACATCACCGGCCCGGCGGTCGTGCCGGAACTTCACCATGATCTCTAGTTCGATTCCTGATCTCTCTTGGGCGTGTGCCACAGCTTGCTTGATCGTCGAGCGGTGCGAGTTGATCGTGCTGATTCTAATTGCCGGAACAGCTCCGGTCAGGATCGGATTGATCGCGTGAACGATCTGAACCCTCGACGCGCGTGGCGGGATCGGTGCTCTTTCGAGATGTTCGATTTTCATGGTCCCACCTCCACACGCCTACCCAGTAGGGCGTTGGCCGTTGGGACGATCGATCAGGTCGCCGTGGAGCATGATCGGGTTTCTCTTTGGTTCCGGCGTTGCGACTGAGCACCAGGCGATTGCGTCACGACCCGATGCCGTCTTCAAACGCTGGCCGCTGTCTCGTACATGATCGATCGAGACGAGTCGATTTCTCAATGGGCGGTACGAGTTCAGTGGGATACCGAGGAGATCCGCCGCCGCTTCGTCGGTCATGTTTCTCTCAAGGAGCAGTTCGTAGATAATCCTCTCCCTTCCTTCTCTGATGTTGGGATTCATTCTTGCAGCTGCCTTTCTTGAGGTTGTTCGTTTTCCAGGATCGGCGAGGCGTTCTGTTCGAGGTGCATCGCCCAGGATTGAGCCATCTGCACGAGTGAGAACACTTCGCCAGGCGTGGCGATCCTCTCGGATCTCCAGACGGTCGAGCCGCCATCGACAGAGTAGTGATGTGGTTGGACTTCTGGTTTCATTTGGTTTCCTCCTTGTGTCGTTGGATATATTTGGCTCTCTCCTTGTGCATTTGGATATATTTCACAAGGTTCACTTCTTGGAATGCTCCTACCTTCGCCATTGTCTTGGTGACAATGTCTCCCCTGAATGTATTGTCTTCTTCTGCACGAATACCGAAGAACTCATCGGGGATGGTCGTTCCGAATCCGCTGTCCATGTAGAACTGCGCCGCTGCTTTCACACTCATTGGCATGGTGGCCTCCTTTGTTGTCGAGTCAGTCGAGAGACGGGTGGCAGTCACCCACCTCGTAGATGTGAACGTGGTCGCCGGGTCTGGTCGCCAGCGTTCCATGCTGTATTCTAACACCGACCAGATCGCCCCGCGCAATGGCCCAGGCGAGAACGGAGTCGGCCTCTATATCTTTGCAGGCCCAGACAGCGTACGACCTGCCGTCTTCAGCTCCGCCCCACCCCGACATACCGGGATCGCGTCCGACGATGAACTGGCCTGCAGACCGGGGGCCGACCACTTCGGTTTCTTGGTTGCTCACTTTGAAATGGTTCACGCTGATCCTCCTTCGCTGAGTTTGATTCGTGCTTGAGCTGATCGTTGACGATGAACAAGCGGGCGCCATCCCTTGTGGGAGCAAGTTTCGTAGAGGTTGCCGTCGGCATCGACCGCGACCGCGTAGGTGAATCGACCGTCGCCGTTGTGCGTCGTTCGAAATCCGACCGTGGCTTTGTTCACCACTTCGACCGTTCGCTGCGGAGTTCCTGAGCCGCTCCGGATTGTGATTGTCTTGAGTCGGTTCACGCTTCACCCCCTGTCGCCTTGGCGACGGCTCGCGCGGCGTTTGCCCAGCAGTCGGGTTCGGTGTCGTGCGGATCGTTGACGAGTACCTGAAGCGCGGCCAGGAGATCCGGGGCCGCTTCGATCAGTCGGTACGTTGACTCGTCGATGAGGTCGCCGTCTTCACAATCCAAGAGAATGTCGATTGCGGTGACGATCCCTGTTCGGATTGATTCCGCCTCGGGGATGTCTGACCCGTTTGTGGTTTCCATATTCATGGGTTCCTCCTTGCGGGCGCCGGGCGCCCTAGTTGAAATCCCCTCCTCCGGCGGTAGCCGGTGGAGGAGGGTTGGGTCAGATAGTGTTTATGGTGGAGCGTCCAAGCAACTCGAGCAGTTGCTTGACGG